GATTCTGTCAATCACCCTTCTCACTACACCTCCCACCCCTCGGGGGTTGAGTGCATTCAGGTCACTGAGCACATGAACTTCAACCTGGGCAATGCCACCAAGTACATATGGCGGGCTGGTCTGAAGTCGGATGACCCGATTCAGGATCTTCAGAAGGCTCTCTGGTACGTCGAACGGGAGATTCAGCGTCTTGGGGGAACCGTTGGACGATGAGGATTGGAAACCGGTCCCCGGACTTGAAGGCTTCTACGACGTGAGTAGTCAGGGCCAGGTTCGCACCTGGATTCTGTCCGCCAGACACAGAACCTTTCGATCCGTACCGAAGATGATGAAGCCTCGGAAGAGGAAAGACGGTTACTGGTTCCTCCGTCTCAAGGGGGAACCGTGGCTTCTTCACCACTTGGTCTATGAGGTATATACCGGGAATCGGGTTGAAGGGTTTCACGTCCGTCACCTGGACGGAGATCAGGATAACAACCGGGTGTCGAACCTGATTCTTGGTACTCCCACGGAGAATGCCAAGGACAAGAGCGTTCACGGAACGCTCCCTCTGGGAGAGAGGGTCCACAACGCGAAGCTAACCGCCAATGAGGTCCAGGAGATCAGGGCTCTTGTTGGAACGATGAGCAAAAAGGAGCTAGCCGGCAGATACGGCGTTTCTCCGAGTCTCATCCATCAGATAGAGACCCGACGAATCTGGAGGCACATATAGTGCGACTTCTTACGATCGATATCGAGACGAGTCCGCAGATCGCTCATGTTTGGGGGCTGTGGCAGCAAAATGTGTCCTTGAACCAGCTCCTTGAGAGCGGGGAAGTCATCTGCTTCGCAGCCAAGTTCTACGGAGTGGAAGGAGTCAACTTCTTCTCTTCCTTCCATCACGGTAAGGAAGAGATGGTCCGGGCAGCGCATGAACTGCTGGACACGGCTGACGCCGTTATCCACTTCAACGGACAGCGGTTCGACATTCCTCACCTCAACCGGGAGTTCGTTGAGGCCGGCCTGACTCCCCCGTCTCCTTACGCACAGATCGACCTCCTGAAGGTCGTCAAGAAGAACTTCCGGTTCCCGAGCAACAAGCTTGATTACGTCACCAAGAAGCTCGGCCTGGACCACAAGGTCCAGAACAGTGGTCATCAGCTCTGGGTCAAGTGCATGGCCGGCGACTACCAGGCTTGGGAGGAGATGAAGGCGTACAACATGCAGGATGTTGTGATCACTGAGCAGCTCTACGACAAGTTGCTTCCATGGATCACTTCTCATCCCTCTGTCGCTCTTCACGATGACCTGGAGGAGCACTCCTGCCCCAACTGCGGTTCCACGGAACTGGAGAAGAGGGGACGTGCTTACACGAGTGTCAGTGTCTTCCAGCGATACCGCTGTGTTTGTGGGAAGTGGAGCCGCGGGAACAAGCGGCTCTCAAGTGTCGAGATTCAGGGAGTGAAGTAGATGAAGAGCTTTTGGGTTGAGTGTGAGGTGGACCCGGAAGTCCTGGCTGAACAGCTCTCTACAGAGCTGAGGCCGGATGACCTCCTGGGGTTCATCCTTCAGATTGACGCTTTCACCGCAGAAACGTCTTTCACTGAGGAACTCATTGAGAGGCTCCAGGAGTCTCTTGAGGGTGAGGGCGGCTGATGAAGACTCGCGTATTCACCCGAGACGAGCTTGAGGACATCGGGGTTCCCTTTGAGTGCGGGGACTATGCAGGTACCGCAGAAGAGCTCTATTGCGAGCTGTACGACACCACTCGTTGGACCAACGTCTATGAGTTCGTCTTCCGTAACCCTGACGACGGTAAGGCGTACCGCGTCTATTACGAGGTTGGAGCTAGTGACAGTCAGGACGACGTCGATCCCTGGGACTACGACGACCGTATTCAGGCCGTAGAGGTCGAACAGATTCAGGTGACTAAGACCGAGTGGAAGCCGGTAAAGGGCTGATGGCTAAATATTCTGTGCCCCTGACTACTTGGGCCAATACTGCGGTCTATGTCGAGACGGATTCGACGGACCCTGAAGAGATTGCCCGTCTCGCTGAAGAGCAGGTGAATGTAGGGGGCCTCTGCCACCAGTGTGCATCTGACGTAGACCTCGGGGACGTCTGGGAAGTGGCTATGTACAACGGTAAGCCTGAGGTTTACAAGGAGGATGAATGAACACTGAGTTCGACTGGGAACCAATCATCGAGATTGCCGACAAGGTGTCTCGGGAGATTGCAGAGAAGTGGTCGGTGGTTGAAGCCGATGATGTCAAGCAGGAGATCATGGTTCATCTCCTGGAGGAGAAGCACATTGTGATCCGTGTCGCTGATGACACGGACATGCTCCGGAAGATCTGTTGGAACGCCGGCAAGCGGTTCGCCGCTAAGGAGCGGCTGCACTTTGACCTGATGGATGACCAGTACTTCTACACACCTGAAGAGGCGCGTACTGCTCTGAAGTCCTTTGTCTACAGTGATGAGGAGATAGGTCAGGTCATTGGCAAGAAGGATGACCTGACCAAGACTCGGATCTCAGACAACATCATCACTGCCCGGACTGATGCCTCTAAGGGGCTTCAGAAGCTCACAAAGGGCTATCAGGAAGCCGTTCTCCGGGTGTTCGTGTATGGCCTTCCTCCGAAGGACGACAACGAGCGTAGGGCGGCGTACAGGGCTGTTGACAGCCTGACTCAGATTATGAACCGCAGTATCCGAACTGGAAGGTGATTGCATGACGGAGTTTAAGAATGAGACTTCGAAGGTCGTTTTCGAGCGAACTTATTCGCGACGGAAGCCCGATGGTCGTATGGAGGAGTGGCCTGAGACGGTTCGTCGTGTGGTCGACGGCAACCTGAAGCTCGTTGAGCCGCGGTACATCGAAGAGGGAGAGCGAGAGGCCCTGATCGACCTCATTGAGTCCTTCAAGGTGCTGCCGGCTGGTCGGCATCTGAAGTCCAGCGGTGTCAACGACTTTGCCCTGAACAACTGTTGGGCGGCTGGCTGGGACCCGGCGAAGCCGGAAGAGCACTTCACCTTCACTCTCCTCCGCCTGGCGGAGGGGGGTGGGGTGGGCTCGAACTACTCCGCTCGTTACCTGGAAGACTTCCCCGCGGTTCAGGTTCCTGTTCAGGTTCACATTGTCTGTGACCCGGAGCATCCTGACTACCTGGACATGGTGGAGGCTGGTCTCATCTCGACTGAGTACAGCCACGATTGGGCCGGCGCGTATGCAGTGGAGGACTCCCGAGAGGGCTGGGCTGAGGCTCTGGGGGATCTCATCCGTACCGCTCATGACCCGAAGACTCGTCACACTCAGCGGGTCTACGACGTGAGTCGTGTTCGGTGTAAGGGTTCTCCCCTCAAGACGTTTGGGGGCACTGCTTCGGGCCCCGAGCCCTTCGCAGAGATGATGCAGGAGATTGGTCTGATCCTGACTGGAGTGTTTCACAGGGCTGATGTCCTGGACGTGTTCTCCAGTATCAACGGAATCCACGCCATGATGATCGACCATGCCATTGCTAAGGCCATCGTTGCCGGTGGTGTTCGTCGTTCCGCTCGCATGTCCATCATGCGTTGGGATGACCCGCTGATTTTCGAGTTCATCAGCATCAAGAAGGAGGGCGGTCACTGGACCACCAACATCTCTGTGGAGGTGGACCAGGAGTTCCTTGACCAACTGGTCATCCTCAGTACGGAACTTGGTCCTATCGCCCCTAGGTCTTACGTGGCTAACGACGTCCTGAAGGCCATCGCCGAAGGCATGCTCCACAACGGGGAGCCTGGTGTGTGGAACTCGGCTCTGACTGCTGAAGGGGAGGTGGACGGTACCTTCACCACGAACCCATGTGGGGAGGCCACGCTGACTCCCTGGGAGCCGTGCAATCTGGGCTCGGTCAACCTTGCTGCCTTCGTGGACTCTGATGGGCAGGTGCACAGCCTGGAGGTCGAAAAGGCGCACCGGCTCATTACGAGGTACCTCATCAGGGCAACCTTTGCTGAGGTGGCTGATGGTAAGTCCGCGGATGCCATTTCTCGGTACCGTCGTATCGGTGTTGGCCACTTGGGCTTTGCTGATTATCTCTACAAGCAGGGGCTTCAGTACGTTGAGGCAACTCCTGCTTACAGCAATGTCTTCGAGGACCTAGAGGAGTGGGCCTCTGTGGTGGACGAGGCAGCAGCCGAGTACGCCAACGAGCTGCGTACCCCTGTCCCGATCAAGAAGAGGGTGATTGCCCCTACTGGCACCATCAGCAAGTTGGCCGGCGTCTCGGGCGAGGCAACCCATGCTCCGTTCGCCGACTACTTCATCCGCCGGATTCGGTTCTCCACTGTGGACCCGAATGAGGTTTCTCAGGTGGAGGAGTACAGGAAGAAGGGCTACCGAGTCGAGCCCTGCCAGTACGCAGCCAATACCGCGGTTGTTGAGATCCCGACCAAGGACAGCCTTCTTGACGAGCTGGAATTCCCAGAGTACTTCCAGCACGCTGGGGATCTGACCATCAAGGACATGCTGAACGTCCAGAGGCTCTATCAGAAGTACTGGGCTGACCAGGCCGTGAGCTACACGGCCAACGTGCAGGCTGGGG